TTAAACTATATTTCAATTCCAATATTTTTAGTAAGTTTTGCTATTGGTCTATTTTTTATTTATGTTTTAGGTCCAGAGATGAAAACTATTTATATTTACCCAAGTCCGGAAAATGTAGATAAAGTATTATTTAAAGATAAAGCTGATAATTGCTTTTATTTTAAAGAAACAAGTATTAAATGTCCTGATGATGAATCTCTAATTTCAACTATACCAATACAATCATAACAAATCATATCATATCCTTAAAATCCTTAAGAATTTAATAACATTACATTATATAATATGTCTATTCATTTTGAAAAATTTGTTCATACACAAACAGGCAAAATTATAATGTCTATACTTTTAGGATTTGGTCTTGCGTCATTATTTAGAAAAGTTTGTAAAGATCGAAATTGTTTAATGTTTCATGCTCCACCTTTAGATGAGTTCAAGGATAAAATATATAAATATGACAATAAATGCATTAAATATTCACCAATTCCTACAAAATGTTCATTAAACGCAAAAACACTAACTTTTGAATAATAATTGCGTAATTATTATAATCTATCAATCTTTATAATAATTATGAACGATACTACTAATATTTTAGATTTACCTACTGATCCTGTCAGCGGCGGTAGCATATCAAATAATATACAAATTACAGCACAAGAAATGATGTCTTCCGAAATAGATGATCAAAAACAAACTAATAATTCAGGTATGACATTAGATCAAAACACTATTAATCAAATTGTAAATGGATTACAACAAGCTTCAGTTACAGGCGCTACACAACTTTCATCTAGAGATATACCTATGACAACTACAAATTTAAGTAATGATCCACAAATTATACCCAATTATATACCACAACTCCAAAATAATAACGATTATATTAAAAATGATGAAGATGCTAATGACATTATACTTCATTACAATAAAACAAATAATATAAATAATTCATTAGACGATATGTATAATGAAATACAAACACCTTTATTGTTAGCCGTATTATATTTTCTATTCCAACTTCCATTCTTTAGAAACTTTTTATTTAAATATTTACCATTTTTATTTTCAAATGACGGAAATTATAATCTTAATGGATTTTTATTCGTAAGTGTATTATTTGGTTTGTTGTTTCACTTTTTAATGAAAATAACCGGATATTTTAGTGCATTTTAAATTTCATTATAATGAAATTTCGTTATAATGAAAATTACTAATTACTGCTATAATTATAATATTTATGGTTGATTCTAAAATACCTTTGATTGAAGATTATGTTAATAATTTAATTGAAAACTTACCTGAATCATCTAAAAACTTAGGAAAAATAGATTTAGTATTAGATGGAGGAATATTTAATGGAAGTTATTTAGTTGGTGCTTTGTATTTTTTAAAAGAAATGGAAAAAAGAAATTATGTTAAAATTGATAGAATATCTGGTTGTAGTGTAGGTTCTATTATTGGGTTTTTGTATTATATTGATGCTCTTGACTTAATGCCAAAACTATATGAACGAGTAAATCTTGAATTCAAAAATAATTTTACTTTAACAACAATAAAAAAGCTAAAACGTTATTTAAAAAAAAGAATACCTGATGACATTTGTTTTAAAGTTAACAATAAATTATTTATATGCTATAATGACATAAAAAAGAGAGAAAAAATTATTAAATCTAATTATAAAAATCAAGATGAAATTATTGATACTATAATAAAATCGTGTTTTATTCCATTTGTAATAGATAATAACATGTTATATAAAAATAAATATATTGACGGTATCAACGCATATATTTTTGAAAAAGTACCATCAAAGAAAATTTTATATATGGATTTATTGGGTTACGATAAATTTACATACACATTGAATATCAAAAATGAAAAAACGAATTTTCATCGTATTTTATCTGGACTATTAGATATACATTGTTTTTTTATAAAAGGTTCAAATACCTCTATGTGTAGTTATGTTAATGACTGGAATATTATATATTATTTAAACAATAAAATTAAATATATTTTTGAAAAATTCATAGTGTATATAATTTATTTCATTAATTATTATAAAAAGTATATGTCAGATGACATTAATGAAAATGTATTTGTTAAAATAACATCTAAAATATTATATGATATTTTTTGTATATTTTTAGAAACTTATTGTTTTTAAATATTTTAAATGTTTTTAAATTTGATGAGTTTAATTTATAAATGATTTATATCAATATAGTAAAATGGAAAATATTGATATAATTGACCCTAATTTTTCATTAAGTAATAATATTGATTTAGGTAATGATAATATGCTTTCAGATTATAACGAACATTTATGGTTATGGGTAGGGGTTTTTGTCTTTGTAGTATTTTCTGGATTGATCCTTTACAGATTTTATCAGAGTAAAAAAGAAGATAATGAAAATCAATTAGATTGTCTTGGTGGTTTTTGTAATATGAATGATAAAACTTAAAAATTATAATTAAAAATTCCAATTCTTTTTTGTTCTTCCATTTTTTTTATTTTTTTTTATAGTTTTTTTATTTTTAATTGGTTTACTTTGTTTTTGATCTGGTTTATATGACAAAAACCATTCATCAAATAATTTTTTATTTTTAGAGTCTTTTAATTCTTTATATTTTGCTGCTTTTTCAGCCTTTATTTCTTCGACCGATTCTTGATGACCATAACATACAATACTAAAACGTTTTAACAATCCTTTTTGAGCTAATCTATTTTTTTGTTGAACATCAAATAAAAATTTTGACATACATAATATTCTCTCTATAAATTGATTAAAATATGGTCTATCGGCATATAAAAATGCTAAATATAAGCTTAACATAGTATCGATTGATGCTACTTTTATTTTTTTACCTTTTAAGATTAATACATTATAGCTATGACAACCAACTGGTTTATATATAAATAATATTGAATCTTTTCCTATTTTGATTTCATAATGTTCAGGTACAATTTCACCAACAGCATTATGTTTAATAATTTTTACGTTTTTAACACCAATATCGTCTAATCTTTCTTTCACAACTTCAGCTGTTACTTCTGGTTTATTCGATAAAACATCAAAATCAGCTACATTTTCTAATTTTTTTCTTAAATTTTTTGGCATATATTGAGAATATAATGTATTCGCAAATCCGCCAAAAAATACAACTCCTTGATTTATTAAAGTATTTTTTAATGTTTCAAATACTTTATCTTGTATCTCTCTATCTTCCATTTGGCGTTGAAAATCAATATCATTACAATTTAAGTTTGTAATCGGATAATTTTTATTTAATAACGCTAATCTTTTTAACACTTTTTCCCATCTACTAATGTCTCCTGCTGGCCTTGACAATTCTAAATACATTGACATACGTAAAAAATTGGGTGGAGCATATAATATACTGCCTACACTAATAGCATCTTTTTTTATTACATTATATATTTCTTTTGGAATAAATGTTATATCTGCTACTGCCATATAATTTACAAATACCTTATAAGTTCCGTGATGTACTCCCGATTTTGCCTCAACGTCTAAAAAACCTTTTTTATAGTAAATATCTGCTAACTCTTTAGCGTCATCTAACGCATTCATAGAAAAAAAATCATAATCAGGTACTTCAATATCTTTATCGTAAAATTGATCTTCTTCAGGTAATATATTGTTTATAGCAGTTCCTCCATAACAAACTAGTTTTTTCTTTCTTATAAATTCTTCTACTATATCTATTATTTTTTGTACATCTTCAGAATTTACGATACGCTTACCCATTTTTTCTTCTGCTTGGTCAACTGCCATACGTAATATAGCTAATTCACAATCCGCAAACGATAGTTCTTTACATACATTTTTTTCTTTTGACATCTTTATATTATGATATTAAAATAAATTATAATATTAAAATAAAATTGACTAATATATATGTAAAATTATTTATTATAATAATTTATTTATAATAAATAATAAATAATAAATATTAGATATTAAATAATGAACGAATTACCTGATCATTTAAAAAGAAGTTGTTCAATTATCGCTAATCCTCCAATACAAAACAGAATAAAAAATGAATTGCTTAAATTAATTAACTCTCAATATTGTGATCCTCAATGTATTTATTTTGAAGATACTATTCCAGATAAATATTTACATAATTATTGTATTATTAATGTATTTTGTAAAGTTAATAACAAAAATTACAAATTTATTATTTTAAATAGTTTTCCATTTATACCCCCTAAACTTGAGATACAATGTAAACCATATAGCTATTATTTAAATTTTTATTCAATACAATTTAAACATTTATATTTTAAACATAAAGGAATTCCGTGTTTTTGTTGTATAACAAAAACTTGTGTTAATAATTGGTCTCCATCTATTACATTTGTAGATATAATAGAAGAAACAATTCATTTTCATAATGAATGTAGAGAGATAGCACATATGGTAATTGTAAATGTCATTAAAAGAAAATATTTAATTGATGATATTGATATATTCAGTTGGTTATATGTTTAGAAATCAAAATTATAATAATCTGTTGAAACATTTCGCGTAGCATAAGAATATTCTGGTAATTGAGGTGTAGGTGCTGCTACAGTTACAGGTTGATATCTTAATTCTGCTGGTTTTAAAGCAAAAGCATAACCAGCTCTATCAAAAAATCCTGTGTTTTCCATTAAATTATTATCGACTAATTGATATCTAATCGCAACCATTTGACAACCATTTGCTCTCGATATTATTCCACTCGGATTTTCAGGACTACTTCCGCTATTTGGCAATACAATTGTTAACCCTCTTCTATTAAAATCTATCAACTCATTCATATCTGGATTATTTTTTACACCATAAAAATCATATTCTCTCATAAACATCGAATTACTTGTTAAATTAACAAATTCTAACAATTGTTTATTTTCTAAAAATGCTGTGTTTGAACGATCAATTATTAAAACAACTTTATTTTGTAATGACAATAACGGTACATTCCCTAAATTCTTACCCTTAATTTCATAACTATAATTCATACCGAGCATAATATCAGTGTTCGATTTAAATATTTTTGCTAATTTTGAGTACATTTTCTGATTATTTGATTTACATCTCAAGTGAATTATTATTGGATCTGTCGGATTTGGTGCTGTTCCACCAGAAAAAGCGTAATTTCTTATCGTATCCATTACTGAGCCAAAATTTACAGAATTAAATGTCTCTTTAACATGATAATTATCAATTGTCGATGTTGACACTACAGGTTGATCGTTTACTGAATAAATTTCAAAATCAAGACATCTAACACCTTGTTTAATAACAGCTTTTAAATTACAAATATCTACAAAATCATTTTTATAACTACCTCCACTACAAGCATTATAAGCAGTCTTAATGTAATAATCAAATAAATTACCTGAACAATCAGGATCAGTTGTATTAATTGATCTTATATTACCATTCACACTAGGATAAAGTGTATTCATGTAATCACATTCGCTATTTTGTAGTCTACTTAAATAAATCATATAACTGATAAAAATTATTAAAATAATAAAAATGAATATCATTATCATATATGATTGGAAGTCTGTATCTAAAGATTTTATTTTTGATAAATAATCATTTGAATTAGAAGACATTACTAATATAATATATTATTTTTATTTTGTTATAAAGTTTTAAGAGAAAGATATTTAGTAAAAATTACTACTTTAAAATAAAAGTAAGGAGTAATTTCTTAAATAAAGCAAATTTGTGTTTAGGAACAGCAGCAAATCCTAAATATAAAGGTTATTGTAGTTCATGTTATCAACATTTATTTCCATCTGACCCTTTGACATTACAAATACGATGTAAAACAAAAGAAATTGCTGTTCGTGATTATATTAATTTAAATTTTTAAGGTTTTCAACACGATAAACCTTTATACACAGGTAATTGTGAATGCACACATAGACGAAGAATAGACCACAGAAAATTAATTGGCAATACTTTATTATGTATTGA